GGGAAGGGGGGTATAAGGGGGGAAGGGGAGGGGAAGGGAAGGGGGGGGCAAGGTTACCCCACCATTACTTGCTAACTGCCCAATCGTTCCAATAACTGGTGCTTCCCTCTTCATCCGTCTGCAATAGATAGCACCTCGCTTCGAGCGTGAAAATACACCAGCCTTTTCAAGTTCATCAAGCAAAGGTTTTATCTGATGAACTGGTGCGTTAACCAGCTCCGAGATTTCCCCTAGCTTCATTGGGAATCCCGCTCTGGTGCAAAGCACTCCATAGTTTCGCCACTTGCGCATACAGCCAAGAAGCTCGAACCATAGACCTCTGGCACCGAGAGAAGTCGAACGAACGCCTTCGTCCTTCGACCAAGCTCTCCAGTCCCAATAGGCTATCGGATATTTTTCGCTGTAGTTTGGCTCAATAGACATGAGGCCAGTATTTATTTGACCACTGCCAATAGGAAACAATCCCAAGGAAAGCTGGCATCGCTTTTTCCAGATCAGCTTCTTGCCACTTGTGAAAGCTCACTTGCAAGTCATCTGTTGAACTGAACATCAGATTTCCGCAGGAAACCTTCTCTCCAAGTGCAAGCCGATATGCGGAAAGTTGCATGCAATGGCTATCCCAAGGCTTAATGGGCTTTCCCTTTGGATCGGAAGTTTTCAGATCCAACAAGCAACGCTCGCCCTTCTGAGTTCCGTCCTTCAGAACGCAGAGCGTATCAAACCTACCAGCATATCCGTATTCTTTATTCAAAACTACAGTCTCAGACTTTTCGATTGAAAGAATATTCTCTGACTTCCATTGCGCCAGCATCTCGACACGCTTTTTGTCTAAGTCCGTCTGCTCTGCTAGCTTGATAGTATCAAGTGATTCCCATAAGTTGTGAATGTGAGTACCACGCTCCATCGCCTCACGACTTTTTGCACTTGCGTCTTCATCCACTCGCTCAATAAACTTATCGTCTGGCTCTGAGCGAAGCCTCGGAAGAGTGAGCAGGCTCAAAGCAAACTGCTCCCGCTTCCAGTTATCTAGGCCATAGTTTCTGGTGGCTCCCATAATTGTAGTTACCGAAGGGAAAGCTCTGCATGGTCTTGCCATGCGAAGCCCCCCATCAACAGGCATTCCGTACTGATCGTAGAAATGCCCAAATCCCTGTTTCTGTGCTGGCACGATTGTCATATTTATTTCCTTTGTTTTGTAAGAGATACTGGGAACGATAGGTAACCAGCCTATCTTTTCAGCCCTCGTCTTGGGTGAAAGGTCGAACCCACTATAAGGTCTGCCCAGTTTCTCAATTTTTGTTTTATCCGTTCTGTTCTGCCATCTGCTCATCCACTTCAAGTGCTGCTTGGTCTAAAGCAGATCGCAAGATTTCATCCTGTGGGGATGTCTTGCCCTTGAAGGGCTGGGGAGTCCACTCACGAATCCACCAAGACAAGCTACGAGGAGTCAGAGTGCCTAACGCCATGTCCTTGTTTTTTCCGAAGTGAATCTTTACAGACTTCCACTCAATTGCTCCGTCTGATGTTGCCTTGACTGGCTCTTCCGAATTGCCCTGCGTGACAATCCGAGAGGCTGGTTCAATGTATTCAATCCCATTTCTTTTGGGTGCTGAATACACACTCCTGCCCATCGCTGATTCTCCGTCATCATCATCTTCCGAAACTACGCCCACAATAGCTGATAGGGCATAGCGTCTGGCATAGGTGATGGCACTTCCCATTGCTTGCGGGTCAGCTTTCACCGCTGTTACTGGGTAGTAGCCACGAATCCATTGTCCCGAAGTGTGATGCAAGGTCGTAACAAGAGCCGTTACGCCGTTCACTAGCGTTGTGCTTTGCGTTACTACCAAGTTGTTCTTTAAGAGTGCCGACTTGCAAGCCTCAACGATGCTAGGCAAATCAGAATACTTGCTCTTGAAGAATGGATTCTCTGCGTCTTTTTTCGCTGTCTTGATTTCAGCAGATGCTTTCACAAGTGCCGAAACCAAGTCATTCGTCTGCTCTGATTGTAATTGGTTTTCCATTGTTCCTCCTATTAAAAGGAAAATTCAGCCTGTGGCACTTCTACCCTCTTGGGAGCGTGTGATGGCTTGGTTTCCTCTTGCCTCCAAAAGAAAGAAATAAGCTGATAAGGCTTTGTTCCCCTCTTAGAGACAAACTTTTTCTGTACTAACAATACTCCCTCATCTGGTGTGAAGGTTTGCACCCCAAGATTATTGACTGATATTTTCAAGTCTTTATCTTGTTGTCTTGCCTTCTCAACCACATGGGAACGCACATCGGCAATTGTTCCCTTGAACAGCCGTGAGCATTTCACAAGTATGCTTTTTTTAGACTGATTTTTTAATGTCATTTCTTTTGTAAAACCTATCCCAGCGAAGCTGTGCGTTCCTTCGGTTGGCTAGCGTTTTCCTGTCGGACTTCGCTTTGCCTCCCCTCGAACCAATGCTCGCCAAGTAGGTCTTTATATCCGTGTTTAATTTCATTGTTTGGTTATGCCGTTCCGCTTGGGAATGGCAAGATAATTGATGGGAGGAGGATTAGAACCTCCTCCCGATCAAGTTAGTTGATGAGTGCCACCTCCTCTCCAACTTTAATTCCAGCGAGCCTCGCACCGAGGACGAAAGCCCTCTGCTTGACGCTCGAACCCTGTCCGAACCAGATGCTTCCGATTCGGTTATCTTCACCGCCACGCACTTTCCGCTTGTGGTCGATGAACTCTGTGATGGCGTTGTATGCACCCCAAGCCGTTCCCCGAACTCCTCTGATGTCCGAGCCACGGCCAGTCTCCATCAACTCTGCCACGCTATCCACCATCGTATCCAAGCGAGCAGTAGTTTCTTTGCTTTCATTGAAGCTAGGTTGTAGCGACTTGCGGATATACAGAACTGCGTCACTCGACTTCAATTGCTTCTGAGCCATCTTCATAAAGATGGGCTTGGTTTCATCAATCATCGCACCCGCCACACGCAGAATATCGCCAGCAGAACGAATCTTGCCAGCCACATCCCCAGTATGACGAATCTTGATCTCGTCCTCGCCTTTGGATAGTGCAACTCGTAGCGTGTTTTGGCACACCACCCGAATGGGGGTGAACTTCGCACGAACACACGAACTGCCATCGTGAGAGTGAGAGAGAAGCAAGTAGGGCTGAATGGCATCATCGGGGAGAACTGCAAAATCAGAGTTCTCCACTTTTGCCAACATCCAGACTCGTTCTCCCTTTCCGAGTGCCCCAACCGTCTCGAAGATAGCTTTACGCTCCGAGATAGCAGAGTCAAAGAAGCCAAACGCTTCCTTGTTTTGGAGGGGAACATATGAAGTCCCGACAACTCCAAGCACCTTGTTGTTGTCCGTGCGAACTACTGCACGATTATCTTCGCACTCGATTTGATTCCCTTCTGTATCTACTGCTCGAACATCTTGAAGCTGAACCTCCCAGCTCAAGCCTCCTTTTTCGAGTGCTTCTTCTGATGTCATTCGCTTCTGCAAGCGAGTACCGAACCCATGCCAAGGAACTGCCCCAGCATAGGCCATGCTATTTACATTAGCTGGCATTGTTGTTCACCTCTTTCTGTTTTGGGCAGAAGGTTTGTTCGAGCTTGCTGATGGCAAGCACGACCCTTCTGCGAAGTCCTCTTCCTTTTTGTTTCTCCAACAGATCGTAAAAACCAATCGCATCTCGAATATCGAACTCAAACTGCTGGTATGCCGTCAGAGTTGCGTATCCGACTTCCGATGGCACTTCAAACTGCATTTTCATTGGCATCTCCTTTAATTCCCAGCACTTGCCTCAGCACCGAGCAGATTGCGCTTGCATAGGCTATGTCATTTTGTGAGATAGCACCTTCAATACGGATGATCTGATTGCGTAGCCAAGCGTTTTCTTTTCGTAGCTGTGCCAGCTCGTCTTGTAGTTGCACCTCACACATTTCTTCGAGTAGTCTCATTTTGCTCCTCCGTCCTTCACTTCATTCAAGGATGAAGCCTCGTCCTTGATTTCCGTGCAGGAGTCGTCTTGCCATCCTGCCTCATCCTCAACTTTCCAGAGGTCTTGCATACACGCTTTGTTCAAAGCCTCTTGCTCGTCCTTCGCTGTTACCTCGCATATGTACTTACGAATTGCCGATGCTTTTAATATGTATCTTGGCATATTTTCTCCTTTTAGGTTATTTGTTCTTCTAGCTTCCTGTTTATTTCTCCGAGTAAATCCAAGAAGGCAAAGATCACCGAGTGAAACTTGCTTGTCTGATCGTTGAGCGTTTCGTAATACTCCATCGCAGAAAACCTTACTGCCTTGGAGGCGAATAAGATTCCTTCGAGAAGTTTTCGTTCTTCCTTTGTCACGGCTTTACTTATGCTCCTTCCAAAGCGGTTTGGCAAGACTTTTCTAGTATTTCTTTTTGTGTCAGTCCGATACATTGCCTTGTGTGATATGAGCCAAGATCATATCCAGCCCAATATGCCAGCGGATCAGACTTGAAGATTTCTTCCTCTGCCTTGCTAAACGGAAAGTCGATAGTCCAATATCTCCTTCCTATATAGTACCCAAAGGCAAAGGCAGTTCTCTCGACCTCGGAGGTTCGCAGGCGGTTCGCCCCTTCTCCGACTGGTGCTGGTTTGTAGGGGTGTTCTCTCACTTTGCCCTTAGCCCCACCTCGCCTTGCAGGGACTTAATCTGCTCACGAATCGTAGCATTTTCAGTTCGCATAGCCTCCAGCTTTGCCATTATGTATCCGTGGGCTTTTGCTGTTTCGACCATCTGGTTAAATACCGAGTCGAACAAGGCTCTGGTTGATGGGCTTGCCTCAAGATGTTTTTTGATTTTCTTCTTCATACATCCCATGCTTGATGTTGAGCGTTTTCCTTGGTTGCCTCCCACATCGCTTCCTTGGCTTTTTCAAATAGCTCTCCTATCCGTGGAAGCTCGTTACCGCCATCGTCTGCAAGTATAACTTCCTCGTAGGTGGCTTCCTTGAATTCCGATACATACTCATAGGAGTTGTCTGACTCTTTCGCTCCTTGGTACTCATACGAGCCTATCCCGCAACTTTCTTTCCTACATTGGTGGTACACAATACCGCTAACCCAATACTTTCTTCCCTCAAACTGGAAGTCCACAGACTCCGCATCAGTCCATATTTCAGTTGCATTTGCCATTGTTTTGTTTCCTTTCTTGGTTGGGGTTAGAGCTAGACCATCCCGCTGAATACCGAAGCATTCATAATTTTGCTGTACCAAGCAGGATTTGCTTCCTTAAGAATCTCAAGCGGAGTTTTGCCAGCATCGTGAGCTTTGAAGTATTCCGCTGGAGTGTGGTTGGCGATTAGCTCATTACGGAATTTAGCCATTGTAATAGGCAAAGAGCGATATTTGAAGCGAGCCACAAACTTGCGACTCTCTCCGAACAGCAAGTACATTCCGTCTTTGATTAAGTTTTCTTTGGTGAACTTGGTTTCGTTGGTTTTTATCATGAGGTGATTATGCCTCATTCCAAGCGGTTTGGCAAGATTTATTTTAATCTTTTTTTAGTGACTTTTAAGCCCTACAAGGTAAGTGACTTAAGACTGTGGCATCTAACCTCGAGCAGAAGTTCAAGCTACTTTGGAGAGCCTGCAACGGACCGACATTGGAAGAAGAATATCATTTCTGCCCCCTGCGAAAGTGGCGAGCAGACTTCTTCCATCGCCCGACAAACACTCTTATCGAAGTTGAGGGGGGAATGTGGAGTGGGGGGAGGCATCAAAAAGGATTCGGATTTTCCGCTGATGCCGTGAAATATAATGTAGCTTCGTATATGGGCTTTCGGCTTTTTCGCCTGCCGTCAAGCTTGCTTACTTTGGAGTATGTTTCCGACTTGGCAAAGATTTGCTTGAAGCAGTCGCCTTCGGAGAACTTTTTGTTGCGGAAGCATTAGACCCTTTCAACACCCGATAGTGATTGATCGGCATAACCCTTCTTCCGCTTATGTCTAGCACTCTAAACCTTTTCATTTCTAAAATCCCTTTTCTGCACATATCTGCCATCATAAGGTGTCGGCCACCTCCCCTTGTGTGCATAAGCCCGAAGTTCTTCATCACTTGCTCAATTGTTTTCCATTCTGGGGAAACTTTATCCTCCAGAGTTTTAAGATAGCTTTGAAGTGTAGAAGCCCACTCTCCACGAATTGGCTTGTTCCACTTTCTGTCTTTCATATTGCTTTAAAGTCTGTTGATACAATCCAGTCCCCGCTTACTTTTCTGGCTTGATGCACGATGTATCCTCCGTTGCTCAAGAGCAATCCATACACAAATCCGCTTTCCTGTGCAAGAGAAGAAATGGTGGCTCGGTTATACTCGTAGTCCAGACGGCATAAGCACCCAGCAATCCAGCCCTGCCGAGGGGTCAAGCCCTCAACCGTTGCCTGCTGAATCGTGTGACAATGACCCATGACAATATTCTCTCCGTAGCTCTGAAGCGACTTGCGAAGTGCCGTTGCACCATGAGCATAGCCGTGCAGAAAAAGAAGTCTGCCCTCACGATGTATGCCCTTTCTTTTGTCGTAGGGATACATTATCGTTCCCTGCTTTTTGCATAGTGCTTCGATCTCGGAAATTCCCTTCTGAGCTGCGTCCCGCTTGATGCCATCCTCCACATTATTATCTGCCAGATCCCACAGACGCTCACAATGATTCCCTCGCAAGTACACGCTTGGCTTCCAGTCTTGCAGGAACTCCATGCCCATCGCTACATCGTCTGCAATTCCCTCTGCCTTTTCCTCGTTGCCAGCCTTTTTGCGAAGCCCACGAAAGTCAAACAGATCGCCCCCAAAAATTCTAACCTCTGGCTTAAATGCCTTGGTGAATTCGTGTAGCTTTTTAACAACAGACTGATCTGCCATATCGCCGTGAAGATCGAATGAAGCGATAAATTTTCGGTGCTTCATTTTTATCCAAGCAGCTTTATGATTTTCTTGCGGAGGTAAGTCGCACTTTTTTTGGACTTTGCATCCTGTACTAGTTCGCAGGCTTTTTCCGCAAAAGCAAGGTAATAGTTAGATAAGTCTAAGATTTCCTGCATGATTTCACCCATTAGCGGTTTATCCTCAAGTCTGGTTTGATACTTGGAATATCCCTTTAGATACTTGTCATACATTAAGCCCTGCATCTTTTTCGATAGCCTCCTGCCGTGAGCCAGTCTGTCCTTGGGGATTTTCAACGAAGCCCTCTTCCACCAACCGTTCTCCCAATGCCCTTTAATCGATCTACAATGGGGCTAAAAATGCTCTTAGTCTTGCCAGAGGACGCTTGTGCCAGCTCTCGCCAGCTTGCAAAGTTTGCATCTTCAAGATGAGGCAATTCCCACGATATGGCTCTAAGCCCAAACTCCCTGCCAATTCGCTGTGCCTTTACATAGCTTGCGGTATCATCCCAAGCTGTTGCCCCGCTTCGCACAGGAGCAAAGTCAATCGCCCTGCCGTAGTTGTGAAAGCTCTGACCCCCCTTGGCATTTGTTACAACCTTGCCCCCCATCGTTCTTCCGTGCCTATATAGTTTGTCTTGATCTTCATTTGATCGAAACCCGCAATAAACCAGAATCTTTATTCCCTCTGCACCACACTCCTCATACCAGCGAATCACTCTTTCCTTGAAGTCTGGTTGTAGTCCGTCAAATACTTTATAACTTCTTTCCTCGTAGTTCATTTATTGCGCTCTACTTCGAGTTGATATTGAAGTTCGTTGATTGTTTGAAGAGCATCCCTCGCCCAGCCCTTCACATCATCATTTGATTCCATCACTTTTTTGAAGCGATAGTCCGTAGTAAGAAAAGTTACTGTGTCTGTGGGAAGAAACTGCGAGCCTGTGTTAGCGCAACCACCAAGGAATGCCATCACTACCAGAGAACAGGCGATCAATCCGATCTTTGTTATCATTCCGCTTTTTTTTAATCTCGGATTCTTTTTGTTCCTTCGCAGTCGGCCAAAACCGAAGAAGCAGGTCAATTAAGGCTCCGACTAGGCGAATCACTTTTTGTCGTCTATGTGAAGTCCGACAGTCTTGAGAAATGCAACGATCTTTTCCAACACGCTATCATCGGTAGGAGTGGGGGTAAGTTTTACAATCACCCTCGCCAAGATCACAACCGCACCAGCAACCGCTACAATCGAGGCAAAGTTTTCAGTAACCCAAGGGATAATGTTATTCATATAGCTAGGCGTAGTGTCAATATGATATGGCTTATGCGTTGAAGTTAATGTATTTGCGTGGCCTCCAGCGAATATGCCCCTTGCACTCTCCTTCTAGTTCGTGATAGGCTTCGTGAATCTCGATCTCATCCGTTCGCTTGCCATCCTCTCCGACTTTTCTTTTAACATGAGAACAAAGAATATGCGGAATCACACACATTTTTATATCTGCTGGATGCCATCGACTCCAGCATAGAAACAAGTCTTGAGTTCCCTTTAGTTCATACCCCTCAAAAGTAGCTAGAGATAGAGCCTTTTTATTCATTATGGTGCATCCAAGGCCAACCCAATCCGTGGGAAGAATCGCTCCTCGTCCGATGGCTGGATATGCTGAGTCAAGCCAGCCCCTTTGTCTCCAGCCTTTTGATTGAAGTTCAAATATGTTTCCCCTTGGAGGACAGGTTTTTATTTTTTTATCAAGCTCTTCCCATTCTTTCAGATCCGAGTCTTTCGGCCTTTCTTTTTTTTCTGAAAGCTGTTTGATTTTTTCATCCTTTTTCTTTATTTCTTTTTTTAAGTCTGCTGGAATTACTCTTTCTTCTGGCTTAAAATCTTCTGCAATATGATGTTGCGGGTTTCCCCTGCCCCCAAGAAATTGACCATTCGGATAGGTGACCATCCCAACTCCATAGTGTCCGTCATCAAACTCTAGTGATTGTAGTAAAACCTTCAGCGAATTTGGCGGAACCAGAACATCACTCTCAATCGACCAAAATATGTCTGCATCTAGCTTTCTTGCCATAGAAAAAGCTTTCTGCTGAATTCTTGCTATAATTAATTGGGCATCGTCCTTGTAAGCCTTTTGAGAATCCTCTTGCACTACTGACTTTACTATGTGAGTAACCCATCCAGCTTCCAGAGCCTTTGCCGTGATAATTTTGCATTTTTCATCACACTCATCGGAAGTGTCCGTGCTTAAAATAAGATCTCCAGAAAATCCCCTTGCCGATGAAATAAAGTGTTCAAACCAAGAGTCCATTGAGTAACACCAACCCTTTGTAAAGTAAGTTGCGGTACATATTTTCACTCGCTTAATATTTTCGGCGAACCGCTCTTTGTCAATACATAAAGTAAGTGCTTCCATAGTGTGTTGTAAATTCATCATAAGGCATTAATCCCCCAATTGGGGATGAAGAAGCCCAGTATGGCTGGGCAAGTTGTTGGGCAGAAGCTGAACCAAAACCCGTAAGCTTAGGATCCTTAACAAGCCAGCTATTTTCATTTAAAGAAATAAATTTCAGATTATTTATTGGGCTTGTTCCATTTAAAATACTTCCATACTGCACGGAAAGCGATCCTGTGCTTGTATTTGTAAAATAATTAATAACAGTATAATTATGCGGTCTTTTTAAAGTAAACCGACTTTCTCTCAAAGCATAAGAAAATTGTTGCTCATTTGTTATTGGCATCAATGTTTGAGTATCTGTATATAAAGCTCTCTTTCCCCCGAGTCCAGATTTACTTGCAGCGTGCTGGTTATCATTAACACCTGCAAATACATATCCAGTCCCAGCCTCCACGCCAAAGAAAAACTGTATTATTCCAGTACTTGTCTCAGAGTAAGTTGAATTTGTAACATTTTTTCCATTTGCTGTATAAGAGCCAGAGTCCGAAACACCTCCAAAGCTTACTATATATTCGGTATATGCTGGGTATTCATTATTAATAAATCCATATGATGACTGAGAAATTGGAGTCATCACATAGAAGAGATAGTCGAAATCGAAGTCATAAGAAGAACCAAATCCTGCATATACGTATTTTTCATCTCCTTGAGCCTTAAAAAATGAAAGCTGGTTATCGTTTGTAATAACTGTATTTGCGTTATATGTAAGAGCAACTTCATGTGGATATAAGCCTATATTATTAGAAAATTGGAAGTATCCAGTATTATTTGTTTTATTTGATACTGAAGTGTGAAGATAAGTATTTCCTAGTTGATATTGACCATTCTTTTTGCCTAAAACATTAAGTTTCCCGTGATAAATGGGACCGATGTAAGAGTGATATTTTGCAGTAGCTGTATTAAATGATTGAAGCTCATAAGATCTTCCCTCATTTTCATATGTTCTGTAATATCCACTATTTGCACTATCGTAATAAGTTGAGGAAATACTAGTATTTGCAAGTCTAAAACTATATTGTATGGCTGTTATTGTAGTTCTACTTACTCCATCATATGTGAATATAATATTTCTATTTGATCCGCCCACTTGTGTTCGTGATTGAATAGAGTCAAATTCCACAGTACCAATATATGTAACAAACTCAGTACCAGCATAGTATAGTCCCTCTGTTGTGACTGTAGTAATAAGCAAACCTAATGCCGAGTATGTTGAATTAAAATAATCTATAAAGGTTGTGCTGCTTGTAATGTTCTGGCCGTAACTCGTATTTGCAAAGCTTTCATCGAGGACTCCAGTAAGCTGAATGGCTGATGCTACTATTGTGATATATCCAAATGTCTGTCCATCTGTATCATTGTTATAGTTTGGAGTTTCTGTGTATCTCCCCATAGACAAGGGGGGCAAAAATGTTTCATTTGAAACTACAACTGAAAATTGTGAAAATTCTTGTATTAGGTTTTGATTATTCCCATTATTTACTAAATATCCTCCGACAATTCCATTAGCCCAGTTTCCACCGATATTCACTAGTGCTGTAGCAGGAGTTCCAAGAGGTTGATAAAAAGAAGTGGTAGTACCCATAGTAAGCATTGGCCTTCTAGAAGCATCTAGCGTTGTCGTTCTTATATTTGTTGCTGTGCCTGCATAAGTACTTATGGTAAGAAATGAACTAGTTCCAGATGTACTTGTTGTTTGAGATAGATATGCAAATGTTATATTAGTCTGAGTAGAGAGTATATATGGAGTATTTGTAGCGGTTTCTGTATAAAATATTGTATATCTATATCTTCCTTCGTAAGTTTCGCTTGTAGTTGCTGTTTGCGAGGTTTCATCTCCTGTTTGAGATGTAAAAAAGCTGGTAGATTGTTGAGTTGGATATAAAGTTGTAATATATGCATTTGAAGAAGAAGTTGATGCGGTATTTGTAGTTGTGTTATTAGCTTGATATGCGGATGAAAAATATGATGTAAAATCACTATATCTAATTTCACCATTTTGAAATGTGTATCCAGAACTAGATATATATTGTGAAACAGACACAGCATTTGTGAAAACTACAAAATTACTTCCATCTTGAGCACTATAAACAGAAAGTGTGTTTGTGCGATTATCTGTCAATCCATTAAAGACAACTCCATCAGAACCTAGAGTTTGAATAATAGAAGAATTATAATTATATATATTATTTGTTATTCCCTGACCAAAGCTGTTAGATCCCGTTTCAGTTGTGATAAAAACAGGACCAAATTGGTGTGAATAACTAGCACTTCCAGTGCTGGCTCCACTAGTATTTGCCGAGACTTCATTTTGCCCAGAAATGCAAAATGAATCTGAATTTCTATATGTTTCATTTTCTGCAAATTCATAATAATTTTGTAAATTATTTACGCTGCCTCCGCCAACATAGCTATTTATATATGTTGTTGTGTCGAAATCCAAAGCATCAGAACCAGAATAACTATAGGTACTTACTATGCTTGTTCTAAGCTCTGTTGTTTTAGAGTGATATCCCTCAAGATGCGGAAACACTACGGAAGTGTTGTATACTGAGGTAGTATAGGAATACATTTAAGATGCAAAAGCCCATATATAATATTGATCCCAAGGCTTTACTCCATATTCTACATTTGCTCTATCTACTCTGATTGACTCTTGAACAACGGCTAAAATAGATGACGCTCCAATAGTCCTATATGCAATTCCATTTACAACAGTATGTGTATTTATTTTAAAAGATGATGGTGCTGACTCATAAGTTGCTGTCATTGGTGGTGGGGGGGTGCTGTTTAGCTGTATTTCAACGGAATTAACGGATGCACCATCTCCACTACATTGTAAGTCTACATATCTTGTATATCCAGCCGTGGTTACCACTGGAAGTGCAAATGTTGTCGTCCAGTTTGTAGGAAGCACTCCATTAACTGTTCCTGCTCTCAATCCAAACCAAGGAGCAGTTGCTGTTCCTCCAGAATAATATTCAAATGGATATGTAAGAGAAAGCCCACCCGCAGTTGATGGCTCAACTGTGATTGTAGTTCCACCAACTCCCCTTCGAAATACGCCTCCCACTACAGATTGAAGCTGGCACTCACGAATGTTGTCTATGATATTATTTATCATATCAGCCGTAAGTGGCTGGCCTCTTTGAACTTTTCCTATTAGTGCCATAAAATTATGCTGGAACTGCTGGAGCTGCTATGGCTGCTCCATATATGTATGTATTCCAGCCCTGCTCACCAGAGGCTCTAAAATCTTGTGTTACATCAAATGCTTGCCCTCTCTTTACATAGGATATTCCAGAGCAAAGCCAAGTAGAACCCGCAATAACTGCTGGGAAATCAGCTGTGGCTGTTACAATTCTTCCTACAGCTGATAGGTCTGTTGCTGATGCAGTAACGGAAGTTGTAAATGATCTCCTATAAACAAAGTTTGGATTCAGATATGATGTAACACCAAAGAAATTGTTTTGCGCATTTTTGGAAAAGCCAGCAAAAGAACCGTCATCATTATATATTACATTTGCAGATCCAGCTGCTGTAACGATGCTTGAGCCACCACCAATATCTCCAACAAAGAAGTACTTGTTGCTTTCTATCGGCTCTTCTCCAGTTGAACTTGTTGAGTCCTGCTGAAGCGTTGTTCCCTCTTGGCCTTGATAAGTAACTGTAACTTCCGTAAATGCACCACCACCACTCACCACATTTATAGCAACAGCTCTCAATGTTTGCCCCGCAATGCTTTTGGTTTGAGTAAGCGTTGGAGTAACTACGGTTACAGAACGCAAAACCATATTCTTTTCCGTGTATGTGATTAGCCCCTCTTTATTCTGCTCCCAAGAGGATTCTGGAATTAAGTCCGTACCAGTATATCCGATATATGTCGCACTCATGCTGTAAAGTATATGTATCCGTTCCAACCCTTTGAACCGCTTGCTTTATATTCTTCTACAATCTCATACTGACCAGAGTTAGTTTTTTGATTACCATTGTTTCTGATATTTACTGAATTCTTTAGCCAGTTTCTCCCAGCTGCTATTGTGGGAGGGCTTCCCTCTGGAGTTGCATAAATGTAAGCAACTGTGTCTGTAATTCCAGATGATGGGACTGTTCCAGTAGAGTATATTCTTCTATATTGTACTTGAGGACTCAAAAAACTTTGCACTCCAAAAAAGCCATTATTTGCTGTTTTTGAGAATGAAACAAATATTCCTTCAGCATCATAGTTAACATTTGCAGTTCCAGCTGCGTCTTGAATTGGTGTTGCATATATTCCAGTACTAACTGTAAAGGCAACATGGGATGAGATTGGCTCTTCTTGTACGCTTGCAATAACCTCATATACCTCTGGTGCGGAGGAGTCTCCACCGCTGTATGTCTTTGTTACTTCTGCAAGGCCATCTTTTCTGTTTACGGATATATTTGTTAGAGCAAGGATTTTTCCAGATATTGAGGCAGAATCAGAGCTTCCGATGTCTCCAGTAACAACAGTAGCAAGACTGTAAATGTTTGTTACCGAGTACTCTATTTTTCCCCTATCAAAGTAGCGAGTAGATTCGCTCACTTTAACAGGAAAAGTTCCCTTGAATACTGGGGCTGGCATATTACTGCAAGAATGCTTTGACCATTCCCCCCGAATTCATTGACGGCATGAAGAAAGATTCTGTTATTTTTTTAGTTATAGGCGCAACAAGAGTTGCAACTTTTTCGATTACGGCTGTTTGTTTTTGGCTTTCTTTAATTATCGGATCAGTTGCTCTAAATGCACCGCCACCTCCACCTATTCTTTGCAGGCTAGAAATGCCTTCGGATGCTCTGCCACCACTCATAGATTTTATCCTTGCACCTAAAACTTCTGCTCCAGCAACATCTCCTGCTACCCCTGCACTTGCCTTACCCGCAACGGCAACAGCAGAAAGCATGGCCTTGTATTTTTGAAGTTGGTCTGTTACTTGTTGAGATTCCTCCCCAAATTTAATGCTAGCCCCAGCAAGTGCGTCTACCCCAGTTTTGACTGCGCTGAATGACTTTTTAGCAGCAAGGGCAATCTGGTTAATTCCATCATTTGCACTTCTTGAATTTACTTCGAATTCGTCAAGTCCAAACTGAACTCCATTCTCTAGCCTTTCCTTTAGCAGATTCGCAAATTCTTTTTGATCTGGAAGTGATTTATCAGATGCCACAATACTTGCTGAAGCAATAGCCCCTCCGATTGCTCCTCCCCTTGCAAAGCCCTTTCCAATAGTTCCAAAGCTTTTGAATAAAGAATCAAATGCTTTCATTGCGTATAGTACGGCAAACTCGATCCCTGTCTGAAAGTATGCTATTGGAGTTTCAAATGCCCTTAGAAGCATAGCTCCAACGACCTTTGCAAAGCCAGTAAACACATCAATAAGACCACTTGAAAGACCTTCTAGTGCGTCTGTTGAGAGAAGTTTATTTAGATAGGCAGATACAAACCTAGCTGTTCGCTCAAATAGGTCTTTAAACACAATTACAGATGTCTCAAATGTTGCCCTCAAAAGATCAAAAAGCATACGGCTCTTAAATGCGCCGACCAGAACATCTATGCCGAACCTAATCTGCTCTCCTAGCTTTGCTCCAAATCCAGACAGCATGTCGCCACCCTCGAATAACTTGAAAAGTTCAAGTATGGAGGGGGCTACTGCTCCAGCCATTTCCACGAAAAAGCCACGGAAGAATGAACCAGAGTCACGGAGTTTTGCGGAAATCTTTGAAAAGTTATCTGCATTTTTAGCCAGAGAAACACCAAGCTGGCTTTGCTTTGTTCCTAGCTCTGTAAATCCAGCCTCCTTAAATACTCCCTTTAAAGAAGCACCAGCCCTTCCAAATATTGAAAAAGAAGCAGCGGTTTGCTCTGCTGATGTGGAAAGCTTTGAAATAGCTGTTCCAATAGCGAGAAACTGCTGTTCGGGAGTCATCTTCATCAGATCATCCACATTGAGCTTGAGCCGAGCCAGCATATCATTGGTTGGCTCTCCGTCTGCGTTCACACCAGTTAAAGCTCTTTGCATATTCTGAAGTGCAACAGCACCAGACATTGAGCTAACCCCAGAGTTTTTGAGAAGCTTTTGAAGGTCGACAAGGAAGGGAATGCTTGCGCCTGTTCTGCCTGCGAGATTCTTCATCTCATCGCCCATCTCGATTGCACTCATTATTCCGATCTTAAAGAATCTATCTAAAGCACCAAACGCAAGCCCAAGGCCACCAACAGCTACTCCAACTGGTTTCAATATGTTTAAAAAGCCACGAAAAGCACTTGAAACAGCACCGCCAACGGATGTGGTTGCACTTCTAGCCATATTGGAAAGACCACTTGCTACTGAAGAAATACCAGATAAGGCACTCTTTGTTGCTCCAGATACGGCTTGTAACGCTTTTACAACTCCAAAAATGGAAACCCCAGCAACAACGGCAGACGCCCCAATAACCTTAAATGTAGTTGGAACTTTTGAAAGCACTTCTCCAACTTGAGATGCAAATGTTTTTAGATTTTGGAATCCATCAGATACTCTTTTTATGGCCGTTGGAAGTGCATTAAAGATTGCCTGCAAGTCTCTACCGCCTTGGGCAATCAAACTTATCTTGGCAGAAACGCCAGCGATAGCGTCAAAAGCCTTAAAGCCTGTTCTGACAACAGACCCAAGCGTATTTACAGAAGTGCCTAGTGCGAGTAGCTTGTTTTTAGCAGAATCAACTGCACTATTAAACTGAGATACATCAACTTTAATTGATCCTTGTGCTGTTTTCATTTGAAGTTAGAAAATGCCACCTCCAAGGCTTTGTCCAGTTCCTGCTGTTTTCTCGCCCCAAGAATCTGGGCTAGCTCGCTATTTGCTTGCCTTCTTTTGTTTTCCAGAAAGTTTCTTCCCGCCCAAACTGGGTTCGGAGTTTTCCATTCGTTCGTTATGTACCACTTCTTCTTATTGAAGCTGAACCATTCCTTGCCATTTCTTCCCTTGCTCAAAACAGCCTCTGAGGCAATCGCTTTTCTCCAAGCTTTTTTCCCGTCAGAATCTAGCCTTTGAGAAGAGCCTGATAGCTCTTTCTGCACATCGTCCTTGAGGGCATCAAGTCCGTATAGCAGATTCTTCATATCCCATGTAACAGATATATTCATAGTCCCATCTGTCTTTCTATGTCAGCTTTTCTTTTAAATTGATCTGACCCCCACTCCGTGCTGATGCCGTTCATTCTCCAGATACAATGCTGGTATTGGAATCCTCTGGCAAGTGGAAGCACATTCAAAATAAAGTCCTCAGTCCATCCTGTTTGTGATGCCAGAGTGATCACATAAGATGCAACCCACTCTGGCTCTGCTAGTTTGGGGAGTCTCCTCCGCTTGAATTGTTGCTATCCTTGGGGGATGCAATCGCAAGACCAGAGGAAGAAATAATCTCCTCGATCATCTTGCCAGCCTCCTCTAAATCTGTGACTTTGAGCTTATCAGCCCACTCGAGAACCGAACCCCAAAACTTCTCTTTACTATACGAATTCACCCGAACTTGCACGACTGGTGCAGAATGAATGTAAATAAAGGAAAGAATATCAAACTCTGGATTTTCGCTTTCGCCCCCAGTAATCAGCTTATTTCCAACTTTCTTGCAGATAAGCAGAGAGCCAGCCGTGAATGGGCGTAGCTTTACATCTCTTATGCTTGTCTCTTTAGGAACAAAGGCATCTACCCTTGTTTGACTTAACACCTCTTCGTCATTCATTAGGTCATTCATAGTTTTGTCATTATCCTTCTTTTTTGTTCTGCGGTTGCATTTTTGGGGTAAAGAAGAATCTTGCCTCCAGATCGAACCCGAACCATGGGTATGCTTTGTTTGATAACATCTAGGAGTCTGTCACGGTTGTGGGCATACGCCCAAAGGTATGCAAGTGGCTCTTCTAAGTTCATGCTCTCAAGACCAGCCTTCCACCTCTTTGCATCTGCAGAAACAAGATTATTGGTATCTTCAAATATAAAGTTTACTTCCGTCTTTCCGTTTTCCTCGATACAGCAAGATTCGTTATCCTTCAGCTTGTGACCCATCGTGAGCAAGGCACAGGCCAGCTTAATGTTGTTTGTAATGTAAAGGAAGTCGCCTGTTTGAATCATGGGAATCTGAGGGGTTGGAATCTGATGAGGGATTGTCTATATGTTAATTTATTCCGTCTCGCTGAACAACTTTGTACTTAATTTTGTTAAAGTCCTCAGATGACTTGCTTAAGTTCACCTCTTCCACATAGTATCCACCACTCAGACCACCGAATCCAGTAAGATTTGTAGGGCTAAATGCTCCACCTTGAGTTACAGAGTTAGTTGCCGTGATATAGCCCTCAAGATTGTATTCGTTCTTTTTTCCAGTAAAGGCCACAGCTGCAACACCACCAGAGATGTTTTTAGCTTCCACCTTGTTCGAGGAAGAATTCACGGAAAGATTGGTTGCGACCATTGTGGAAACGGCAGACAAAATTCCAAAGCTAGTAGAAGTTCCTTTGATTATGGCTGCTGGCATAAAATTAGGTCGCTGAGCTTAGGTTAAGATATCCAACGGCTGAAATCTGAGTTTCAGCAAATCCATCGTTGGTGAGGGTTCTGGATGCACTTTCCACAAAGAGACTATCCACTCCAGTTAGGAATGTATTTGTAGTTAGAGAAAATGCAGATCCAATACCAGCAGAAACAGAACCGCTAACAATCGTAATCGATGCAGAGCTATTGGGATTAGAAATCGCTACCGCTTGGAATGTTCCGCTACCACTCATAAGCTCAACTGGATCGCATTTAATTGTCTCCTCGAAGGAGCGAACCACAGAAGACTCATCTGTAGTTCCGAACTTGAGAGTGCTAAGACCAATGCAAGTAGCAGCCATTATACTTTACTATTTGTGTCAACCTTTGCGAACGAGCATTTCTTTGATTACTTCCCAAGAAACCGTCATAATTGCACCGACAACGGCTATCATGCCTAAAGCCTTGTGCTTCAATGCCTCAAGAAGAGATACCCTATTTGATAGATCAGCAAAGTTTGAAAGAGACTTTTCCACCATACTGCACAACTGCACTTGCCTTTCCTCCATTCTTGCGAGCCGTTCTTTTATGGTTATCTCAGTCATTTCTTCCACCAGTCTGCAACATCTGGATTTTGCGCTAGGATGGCTTTCTGTGCTTCTGCAAGGCTCGTAGTGAGGTAGACCGCTGGCTTGCCGTCAATATAGCCTAACGATATGAAGCCCTCGTCTAGTAGGTACTGAAGGGCTTTGCAGGCTTGCTCGTCCTTGCTCATTTGCTTGGCGTTTGACCCGCATCTTCGGCAGCTTGCATCATCTCGTAATTCGGCAATCCTGTATTATCCGCTGGCCGTTGCGAGCAGGAGCACAGCAACATTAAAACCAAAAAAATCAGTTTCATAATTTTAATGTAAGTATTTCTATCAAATTCTGATAATTCCCACTTTGAAATTATAGGATGCTGGGTTGATTGCATTATTATGCGGATTATGCGCTCTAACAGTAACCGTGTCCGTAGCGGATACAAACGCTTCAAAGATAAGTTGTCCATCCGTAGCTCCTCGTCCAGCCAAACAAGTAACAAAAACTACATCAGTAGTGACCGCCCCAGTAAGTGTTATAGTTAAATCAGCAAAAGCACCGTTACCGTTAATACTTCCAAAATTAAGTGCCGTAGATGCACTAATCAAAGCAATGGGCAAAGTTCCTGTAATATCTGGAAGAGTAATTGTTCGATCTACGGTAGCTGAACCATTCAGAGTGGTTCTTGTGTCGACTGTTCCAAGCCCAATTGAACCTACTCCTTTGGTGTTAATACTGCCACCGCCATTTGAGGTGTCGATTGACCCACCAACTTCATCCAAACCGCCAGAGGTATTGATTGAACCTCCAGCACCACCTGCTCCTCCATAAGTGTTGACTGAACCCCCGCTAGAACCATTACCCGAAGTATTGATTGATCCCCCGCTAGAAAAAGCATCATCAGAAGTATTGATTGTCGCACCAAGGGTGAGCAGAGCAAGATCAAGTCCAACAGGGACAAACCCGAGCGTTCCGCTTGCGTCTGGTAGGCTAATTGCTCGATCTTCAGTAGCAGTACCAACTAGGGTGGTTCTTGTGCCACTTATTCCAAATTCAATCGAGCCAACCCCCTGCGTATTTATACTGCCACCACCCCCCGAAGTATTGATTGATCCACCGCCGTCTGAAGTATTTATTGAACCGCCAACACCATTAGTTCCACCAGAAGTATCTATTGAACCGCCAGCATTTGCTCCTCCTTCCGAACCATTTGTACTTATTGAGCCTCCTAAGATAGAAGTGTTTATCGAGCCTCCGTTGCCGTGAGTGTCGATTGAACCACCCACATCGGTAGTATCTATTGATCCGCCAGCACCAAACCCAGAAGCATAGGTGCTAATTGATCCGCCATTTTGTCCGCCAACTCCCGACATATTTAGCGTTCCGCCTGATCCTCCAAAATTATCACTACTAGTTGAAATAATACTCCCGCCATTTCCGCCAGAAATATCTCCACTCAAGTCGATGCTTCCACCATTACCAAGACTTCCACTTAGGTCGATTGTTCCACCCGAACCTCCCTCGACACTACCACTTAAATTTATTGCACCACCAACTCCACCATTATCTATCGTGCTTAATGAATAGCCCAACGCATTTGTATTGTCTGGAAGAACGAGGGGATTAGTCGGAGGAGTTGGAGCTCTAAAAAGTGGCATTGCTACTCCTGTTAATAACTCACCCAGCTTGCCGTGCCAGCATTAGCAAAGATGGCAGAGAGGGTGGTAGTGGTGTAGTTACATTCGTAGAAATCTCCGCTGGATAAGGCAACCATAAATCCCCCGCCTAAGGTGGTAGCCGTTACCCCTGCGTTAATAAACAACTGCCCTGCTCCGAGATTATAGACGGTAGCCATTCTGCGAGCGGTGTTAGCGGGGACGAGTGTGCCCGAAGTCAGCGAAGTAAAACTGCCAGAGGTGATAACGGTAGATGAGATTAAGAAGTTGGCCGTCACCGTGCCAGAGATGGCGGGAAGTGAGCCAATCGTAATTGAGTTTCCAATCGTTACGGATGCGATGCTAATTGGTTGCGTGGCAGGAAAGTTTCCAATAGTAACCGAAGAAATGCTGATTGGGATAGTTCCAGAAATCGATGCTGTAACACTTCCAATTTGCGCCGTTCCAGATCCAATGGTAACGCCATGAGTCGCAATCTGCGTGAAAGTAACAGACGCAGTTCCGATAATACTTGCTGATCCAGTTACTACAGCAGTCCCGAATGTAACCGATGCTTGTGTAAAAGTAACTGTTTGTGTGGCTGGAAAATTAAGAATCGAAGTCGAGCCTGTAATTACCGCTGTACCAAAAGTAATAGAAGGTGTTCCAGAAATGCTTGCAGTAACTGAACCAATCTGGGCTGTTCCAGCACCGATTGTTACACCATGCGTGGCAATTTGAGTGAAAGTTACCGATGGAGTTCCAATGATGCTGGTTGACCCTGTGATAACAGCTGTCCCAAAGGTAACAGAAGCCTGAGAAAATGTTACACTCTGGCTTGCTGGGAAGTTCAAAATCGAAGTCGAGCCAGTAATTACGGCAGTACCAAAAGTCACTGAAGCATTTGTAAAAGTGACAGCTTGAGAAGCTGGAAAGTTTAATACCGACACAGAACCAGTAACAGCCGATGTTCCAAAAGTTACAGTTTGTGTAGATGGAAAATTAAGAATAGATGTTGAACCAGTTACTACCGCTGTTCCAAAGGTAACGGAAGCCTGAGAAAATGTGACAGTCTGAGTTGCTGGGAAATTAAGAACGGAAGTTGATCCTGTAATAACAGCCGTGCCAAATGTCACAGAAGCAGTTCCACTAATTGAAGCTGTAACTGCTCCTTTGATTGTTTGAACGCCCAAATCATCTACATGAATTGGATAAAGCTTATTGTCTGCTAAATTGTATCCACCAACTTGAATAGCTTCTGTTGGTGCAGATCCACCAATTACAACTTGAGCGTCTGACAGATAGATTCCTCCACCAATCGTTACGGCAGAAGCCCGAAGCTGTGTATCCGTAAGACCACCAGTAATCGTTACTTGGCCTAGTGTAACCGTAATGTTTTCGAGAGCATTTATTGTGTTTGGTCCGAGTTCCACTCCCGAAACAGCCGTTGCTATATCTGTAATCCCTTGTGTACCGAAGGATATAACAGTATGAGCTGGGATATGGGAGTTACTTACAAGAATCGTTGAAAGCGTAGTTAAAGACTGATTCCCATCACGAATTGGTAGTGCCATATAGGTATTACCCTTTGTCAAATAACCGCTAGATACTGTGAGTTCAGATAGTCGCTAAAGTCCAAGCTTCGACTTCCAGCATTCGTAGATGGAGTACAAATTACGGAAAGTACTAATCCTCTTCTCCAAGCAGTTTTAGCTATTTGTATAGTAGGAGTTTGTGAAGAAATTCTAGCCATATAAACTTGCAGATAAACTGCATTACTTTCAATTTCGTAGGTTAATGTTTCTCCAGTTCCATAAAGAGAGCCAAAAATATCCAGATAGGTAGAATCAAAAGTGCTGGCCGATACCTTTGCCGAGGTGTCTGAATAATCCACAGAAACTTCCATCTCATACACACCGCTGTAAGGAGTCACCAATTGGCCTACTGGCTTTGCGGAAATTGCAATATAAGGAAAAAGCCTCGCACCTATCCGTGTAGTTGTATAAACATTTACCCCAGTAACCGCAGAAAATAGCGAAGCTACGGATTGCTCAAGCTGATAGTCTGGTGAATTTGAAATACTCATTTAGAAGTCACCTTTATATCCATAATAATATCTTTAGCCCAAGTGCGTGTGGGTGCTACAATTCTCTGCCCGATGCTTTTAATGTTTGCTATGTAAAACTCAAGATTCGCTGAAGCTGTGGTCATTTGTGAGGCTAGGTTCGGGTCTGTATAAAATGCCTGCTGAATCTCAAAGAACTTTTGATCATATCCTTGGTTGGACGATATATCAGCCCTAGCCACATAAGATATTGTAGCAGTAAGATCAAAAATACCTGTGAACGGAGCAATCTCTTCAGAGTTAATTTTAGCACTTATAGCTACAAACGGAAGAAGCCTTACGCTATCTACTGTAGATGTAAAAATATTTACCCCAGTAACACTCGCCGTGGTAATGGCGGTTGCTAGGGAATTCTCTACATCTTTCTCAATTGAAGTGGTCATCCAGTTGTAATTTCAGCCACATCAATGTTATACGAAACTCCATCAGCCGATATAGTCCAGCGAGCAACCATTCGCTCTGTCGCCCCAACCGTGCAAAGAGATCCCACTACAGGAGGAGCAGACACCACAGAAGCAGGCACAATGAGAGTTTGTGTAATATTATAAACCTCTCCTCCGACTTCTAGTTCAGAAGTAAAAGATAGGTCAGTTACGGATGCAGACACGGCATTGGTAGCCAAGCCAGTAACCACGGTATAAAGATCGCTGATTAGCTCGTTTAGGTCTGTTCCAAAAATAGTGGTATCCAAGCGTCCTGCCATATTACATATATAGCCCTGTCAATTATTCCCCCACAACCCCCTTGTTGAGTATCGAAAGCCCTTTCTAGGTGCATTCTGGAGCGTTTTTGATGGGTTTTGGAGCCTCTATTTTAACTGCCCCTACGGACAGAATGTTAGGATATGGCTGGGCAGATGTTCTTATCTGATCCTCTGGATTACCCACATAAAGTGGTGTAAAGCCAGCCATCTCTAAAGTTGAGCATAAACCGCCTGCTGTAAAGTGGTGGAAGTGTTCGTTCTCTCGCCTGTGCTTCCAGCCCTTAAACCAATCATTCCCCAAGTTATGATACCACGGCAAGGAAACAAATATAAACCTACACTTCAAGCCCTGTAAAAATCCAACAATGTTCTCGTCTTCAATATGCTCAAGCGAATCAAAGAATGTTATCAGATCGTATCCGTTCTGTGTTGCAGACTCGACTTTCTTTATGCCTTCTGCCAATGGGTAGTCTGAAATATCATAACCAAAGCAGTTCCTTTGCATCTTATGACAATGTTTTAGGAAAGAGCCGTTGCCATATCCGAAGTCTAAAACAGACTTGAAGTCAAAAAGAGTGGATACCAAGTAGTAGCGAAGCTCCGACATTTTATCTGTGTGAGGGTACTTGTCGTATCTTTCTTGCGAGTAGCTCTTGTCGTAAACTGGAATCTCGCCAGTTTTCTCGGTCTGATGTAAGTGTCCGTGGCAAATCTCTTTATAGCTCAAAGATAAACCCTCGTAGCCCAAGTGCCATAATCATCTTGTCCTCCGAATGATCCGTCTGCAATCCAATCGTATTGACCACGAACCGCAGAGGCTACAACCGCTGGAGATGAATTGATGCCTAGAAAGTTCTTTGCGTTTTTAATGAGAGTAACCATCTCTGTAATAGTATTACAATGATGTCCCTTGCAAATCACAAGCCCTTCCGCAAGCTCCCTTGTCGGGCAAAGCACAAGCATCTTTTCCACCCCATATATCTGTAACGCTTTTTTAATTACCATCGTAGGCTCAATTCTGTTTACTTGGCTTATCCCAAACGGAGCAACAAGGTTATACTCCTCGGCTGGCTTGCTTTCTGGAAGTCTATCCAGAACGATCTTTTGACCAACAGCCTCCTCGCAAAATCCACCATATACAAACTTCTCCCACTTCATTCCGCTTTCCCTGTATTCATCATAAAGCCAAGGCCAAATCTGCCTATTAAAAACGAAGTCTATGTTTTCATACATCGCATCAATCGGCTTATGCTTAACATAGGATACGCAATTAAAAATATCCTTATATTCGTCCTTGCACTCAAGCAATACCTCATTCCCCTTGTCGTGAAAATGCTTTGCCAAAGGAAGCATCCTCAAAATGTCTCCAAGCCTTTCGTGATATTGAATTAGGATACGCATGGATTCCTTTGCTCAAATATCTTCTTGCCGATCTCGTAGTTTGAAACTGCATTGTGTTTTTTGAATATCTCGTCCTGTGGTGCGTTTGTGAAGAATGGGTTATTGTGCTTAAAGACCAAATCCCTTGCTTGCACTTGAATATCCTTTGTTCTTGCCGTGAATTCATTATCAGAAAAGATACCGCTACATTCTGCATATTCTGGTGCAAATAGATTTCCTCCTAAATGGTCTATGGTTGGCTTTGTGCAGATTGCTATGCAGAGAAGATCGTCTGTGCGATGTCCGTCCGATACCGCAAGGACGGCAGGCTTTGTGGGGTCTGGCAGTCTCTTTCTAATTTCATCATCCCATCCCAGCGGAGGAACAAAATCATCGGACACTTGTACGATATACTTCCCCTTTGCTTGCTTGGCACAGGCATTCCAAGCACCCACACACTTTCCATTCGGAGTGATTATTTTTTCGTTTCCTCCGTACTCATCTGCATCTACATCTACCCCTAGAATGTGCTGAATCCTGTTGGGTTGCTTTGCCATCGCCAGCCAAGCCCATCTTGCACCTTGGAAGCCAGTAGGTCTTGCCGTTGCGTGGCACAATGTAATATCCACCTCGCCAAAGTTTTTGGCTTTGTCCTGTTGAAGAAACTCTACTAAATCGTTCTGTCCTAATGCTCTCGCACATCTTTCATAAAGGTCTGGTGCTTCCCACTTGTAAATAGCATCCTTCGTAGTCCAGTAGGCAATATTGGGAATTGGAATTGAGCAAGCGGAGCGAGCAAGGGCAAGTGCCTCCATGTAGTGCTTTCGAGTGTAGTAGTCCTCGGCGATGTAGAATAATGCTTCAATTCTATGCGGAGCTAGTGCGTAGGCACGAAAAAGCTCCTCTCTTTTTAATACTGGGTCAGCAAGTGATCGGCCTATAATCGTATGACATTGAATGCGAAGAATGGGGTCAAGGGTGGCATCAGCTAATGCAGTTTTTGCGTGTTGCATCGCCTCATCGTACTTGCCAGATAAAAAGTATTCCTCTGCCTTGTAGAATCGAAATAAATAACTTTCACGAATAGTTTCGTCTAAAATCCTGTGATTTCTGGTTACGCTTGAGCCTTTGTGATCTAATGGTGCGTGAAGGATGAGCCCTGCGTGTGTTCCCATCGCCTTTGCGCCTTCTGTGGATGTAGGCTTTAGCTGTTCGTGGACTGGGTACTTCCACTTGAACTTTTTATTTCGAGTAATGCGTTCACGGACAGGACACAAGCCAGCAAGAGGAACAGAATAGCCAGCAAAGATGCAATCGTGGTCAGTTACTTTTTCACCGATAGCAAAGAAGGCTTTTTCTGCTCCATCTACAAGAACATCGTCAGCATCAAACCACATGCAAAACTCTTGCGTGCAAGCTTCGAGTGCCGTGTTTCGTGCGTCTGCAAAGTTATCAATATGCTCCCAATGACTGGCATCATCTTTGTTTTTATAAACTACTACTTTTGCTCCAAACTTTTTTCCGATCTCCTCAAGAATTGGAAGCCCTTCTTCTGTGTGCTTGCCCATCGCAGAGCAAAGCACGATCTCATCTGGCTTGAGTGCCTTGAAAGACTCCAAAGCTCTTGTGATATACTTAGATGCACACTCCCTAGAAACGATAGCGTAAAGGGATAGGGTGAATGGGAATCTGTCCATGCTTGGATTTTAGGAATCTGATCAAGTCTGGCAAGCAAATTCTATGGCCTAAATTCTTCCCACGATCCGTTTGTAGGCACTTCTGGGTACTTGGTAGGGTAATCCTGTGTTATTTCTGGTTTTGAGCAAGACGCAAGGGCAAGGCAGAGGATGGAGATGGTGAGGGTGTTCATCAAGCAGCGGTGATGGTTATGCCACAACTGTTATTGTTATGGGTACACTCCAATTTGTTTGCGGTATAAAATTTACTGTTTGGCCTGTGTTAATTGACACAGGCTCTCCATTATAAATTACTTGCCATTCCACGCCAACAAAACCAAGTGCATAATCTTCTGGTCCAGTCCAATAACCTGCATCAGCTTTATAGAAATAACCTTCAAATCCGAGGCTTGAAATTGCATTTATATTAACAATCGTCGTAGTTGCCGTAGGAATCCCGCTGGGTACTGCTCCACCAGAAGCTACAATGGGTGTCCTACTACCGCTTACGGATATTCCGTAGCCGTAACCAGCCATTTTAGTCTCCGATTGCGAGGACTACGCCACTATGAATCTGGAACGCAGAAACATCCCCAGCGATGTATGCTCCAGCGGGAATGGTCACGGAATTCGCAAGAGTCACGCTGGCAATTCCACTCATTCCAGTAACGGTAGAAGTGATTGAATGAAACTTGCTCTCGGTAATGGCAACAAGACCAGCAAATGTTCCAGTTACGGAGCTTCCAGTCGTAGTCACATAGCGGGTTGTGGGACGAGCTGCGTGACTGATTTGATCATAATAAGGCTCTGAATTAGTTAAGTCTGCCATAATACTTATCCTTTCTTGTCAAAGAAAAAGGGGGACAGGACTTTCGCCCCATCCCCCTTTCTCGGATGAACTAACCAACCAATTACGAAGCAGAGTAAGAGGTCGTGATCAACTGCATCGCAGTAGAGTCGATGACCTTGACCACACGATTCGAGCGAACACGGAGGATGTTCGACCTGCGTCCCTCGTCCCGATAGCTCTCGGCAACGAAAGGAGCAGAAGCATCCTCGCTCCAAACAATCGTGCGACCCGCACCGCCAGAGGCAAAATCACCACCAGCAGTTTGTCCAACCGCCACATAGGTTGTGGGGAAGATGAACGAACCGCTGAAGGTTTGACCTTTAGCAGCTGAATTCTTCGCAGCTTTTCCGACTAACACTTTTTCAACACCAGCAGCTTGAGCGATCTCAACTTCCGACAGCAGACGGCGGGAGTCAGTCGCAACAACGCCGAAGAACTGATTCTGTGTCAGCGGTGAACGCCGAACGAGATCAAATACTTCTTGGTTCATCACAACCGTGTTAGCGATCACACCCTGCTTAAGCAAACGCTGTTTAGCAGCTGCGACATCGGCCACGAAGTTAATCGTGGAAAGATTGGTCACGGTATAGTTGACCAAAGCAGCTGTCGCTGTGAAGGTGCTATTATTAAACAAGGTAGTAGCACATTCGGCTTCATGCCCAATTTGAATGTTGCGGAGGAGAATCTTCGCAGTTTCAGTCTCCAGACCGAAGAAGCGAGAAACATCCGAAGCCAACGCATCTGGTACGACTTCTTCCAGTCCGTATTCCACGCAAGTGAAATTATCGTTGTCAAAAGCCCTTGCCGAGCGAGGATACGCAGAACCTGGAGCTACGACTGAAGCATCGCTGTTCAAAAGTTCAGCGTTGCCTAATTGCAGTTTGAGATACTGTCCAGCACGAACTGGGCTGTTATAGATCGGGAACAAATCGGTTCCGATGAATCCCTGATCTGCTTGGCTGGCTTGAATGACAGCCGTTGTGATGTCGCCACGAAGAGTGGCGTTAGAGGTAAGGTAAGACATTTTTTTATTTTCCTTTCTTTAGACTGCGATGTTGCGGGTGAGGAACACTTCGATGGTATCACCAGTTGCACCAGCATTACGAGCAACTCCGAGAGCTGCTGTGCCAGAGAGACTGACAGTGCCACCAGTTCCAATAAATAATTTATCAGCAGCCGTCACCAAAGTGGCGAGGTTGCGGACGAAGAACGAAGGTGCCCAGAGCTTTACAAGCCCGACAGAACCGCTAACCACATCCTGTTGCAGGACGCCGATTGCGTTTCCAGCAGTTGCGGAAGCCTGTGCCGTGTTGTCCGTAGTAGTCATGCTGACGATGCTGTTAGCTGTCACCGTGGAGGCGAAAGCCAATGAAGCAAAGCCAGAATCAAATTGAGTTGCCATAGTTTTGTTTTACCTTTCTTTAGAAGCTTTTGAAGCCACCAGCGGAAAGCTCTTTCCGATATTGTTCTGTGTATTTTCCAACACAAAGGCGAAGAGCTTCACCCTTGGAGATGTTATTTGCTTTCATCTCAAAATTCACTAGCTCCGAGAAGGTTGTGGGCTTCTTTTCCTCAACGGCGGGAGCCGAGTGAGCAATAGGAGCAGATACCATCTTGGAGAGTTCGGTGCGGATTTCCTTCAGCACACCAGAAAGTTCGATCTTGCCAGCCTCAACAGCCGAGAAGTCTTCGACAGGATTTCCTTCAGCACCTTTTTTATCGATGACAGGAGCTGTGGCTTCCATCTCGGCTTTGTCTTCAGCTTGATCCTTGGCTTCATCGACAGGATTCATTTTAGCTTCCAAAGCGGAGAGCCGAGTAGCGAATTCTGCCATCTGTTTACCGAGGTCTTCCATGTTATAAGAAGGGGTTTCCATCTTGTCGGTGGGTTCAGCAGGCTTGTGTTCCATATTGATATTCTCCCCTTTGTCAACCGTTACACAACCGCAATCCGCAGAAAATAAACCTGTGGGGTTCGAAGCAGGGTGCTGGACTAGGTCGGCAGAGTATAGCTCAGAGCATCTCGCAAGGTCAAAATCTTGACCATTCATCTGCGATTCACCGCTGAACGAAATCGAAATCCCAAACGCATCTGGGATCTCGGAGGCCAAGTCCATGTAGTATTTTGCACGATCTTGGCGACTCTTGAGAAAAGTCAAATCTGCGAGGAGCTTTTTCTGATCACCGCTTTGTTCAATTCTGAAGTTCGTGAGCTTGCCGATAATATCACCGATACCAGCACCGTGATTTTCGTTTACTTTAACACCGCCCTTGAACTGCTCGGCACATTTCTTCACTTGTTCGAGAGTAGTCGAATCAATCTGAAGATTATGCCCCTTGGCCATGCCAGTTGTAAGAACAGAAACTCCGCTTAAAGTCATATCATCGCCCTCCTCGTAGTTATACTTTTTCTTTTTTTCCCCACCCTGCCCTTGAATAACAGCCGTGGGAATAGTTCCCGCTGGTGCTCCACCGCCATTTGCACCGCTAGCCGAGGACATCAAATCTTCCTGCTCCTCATCTTCATCCTCGTTCTGGGAAACGGCAGGCTCAATAGGGGTAGAATCGCTTCCAGATTCAGAATCGTTTATCATTTCCATTTCATTGTTATCAAAGATTTCAGACGCAATCTCTGCCCGATCTGAAGAGTCTGGGAATAACGCCATCATTCCTTCGTCAGATACAAACCTACCCAAGAAGTCGGTGAAGCTTTCGTCTGGATTAGGGCTTAGAATGCTACTATCTGACTCCAGATTTTCTTTTCTCTGCTTCTTTTTGGTATCACGAAAAATGCTAGCCCCTACCGCATATCTCTGCTTGGAATCTTTATAGTCCTTTACGGCGGTTGAATTGCCCATGAATTTGCTAATGAAATCGGCCATTCTTTCGCCTTTTTTGGGAGTTGGGAGAGGCATACGCTTGCTCGAAGTGTCAACTACTATATGTGTAGCAAATTGGAATGTGACTTTGTGCCTAGTTTTCTATCGCACCTTAACTTGGGGGGGGCACAACCCCCCGCATCATCCCAAACAAACTCCGTTGTGAGGCTTTAAACGCCATTTTAGTGCATCCCAATGAAGGGGTCAGACTCACCAAGATGCAAGTAGGGGAGCCTACGGAAGCAGACTCCCCTACCCGCCAACCAACCAACAAGCTATTTAATGTATTCCAACCAGCTCATCAGCCCCATTCCGATCAAAGCCCCAAGGCATAAGACAATCCACCACTTTAGAGCTTCCTCAATATCTCTGCTTTTCATTTGAAGTCCACTTTCTTTACCCCACCTGACTGAAGAAGGGTTGCCATCTTCTCCTCAATCATTCCCCTGCATTTCATCAAAGCCTTGAGCTCGCAGTCTGCGTAGATCGCCTTCGGCCATATCTTCTGCCACCGCCTATTGAATATGTGCCAAAGGCTCTGACCCTTCAGCTTTTTTGAGTCTCCAATCTCTACGGCATGGGCACAGGTAAATAATTCCTTCGCTTCCTTGGGCATTTTAATGACGATCATTTTCCAACCCCTATTCTCGTCAAAGTCTCACCGAGAGACAAAAGCCCTTGCGATCTTTGAACCGCCCTGCGAACCATTGAGTGTTTCAAGTTAGGAGTTATGCCCAGCTTGCTGAAGCCAGCCAAGTGTTTTTCAGCTTGCCGTTCCAAGCGGTCATCTTCTTCAAGCACCTCACAGGCTTCGTCAAAAAGCGAAACCCCCTTGTACGAGGAGTAGGTTTGCGTGTACTTGGGCTTCCAATCCCAATGCATATTCGAGTACCAGTTGCCATCGGTATGCTTCGTCCAACCACCATTGAACATGAACGCTCCCTCGCTATCCAAGACACAGAACTTACCGCCCATCTTGGACAGAGCATTCCGTCCAGAAACGGCAACGACAAGTGCCGAGGCTCTGGAGTCGGAGAACTCGCCATCAACTTCGATTCCGTTACGCTTTAGAACGGAGGCGAGGACGCTGTTCCAATCAGACCAAGTTCCGTTGTGGAAAAGCACCGAGTCGCTTTGCCCTTGGAGAGATTGCGATGGGCGAGGGCTGATGGGGAACGGATGGCAGAGGACTGGCTTCACACCGCCGACAGTTGCGATGCGGAAGTGGGCTACGACCGCACCACCCTTCGTCTGCATAATATCGTGGATGAATTCGGCATCGACTCCCTTGCGGAAAGTCGGCTTGCCGTTTTCAAGCCACGCTACGCCACCGCCGTCACGATTGCTACGCTCGCAACGCTTGAGGGTTTCGAGGGTCGGGCGGTTTTTCTTGCTGGGACTTATTACGATTACGCACATATTGTTTTTTCTTTCTTGGTTGGTTGTTTGGTTGGTTAGACTGAACCTCTCACATGGGACTGCCAGAGGGGGGTCGACATCAGTTCAACGGCTTGGTCAACGGCGATGTAGCAATGGCCACGCTCGGAGGCGACAGGGAGCGAACCATTTTTCAACCGATCAAACCAAGCACAGGAGGCGTATCCCCAGTTGAACATCGAGCGAGAGAACCGCTTGAGTGTGGGGAAGAAGTTAGTGATGTCCCTGCGGGAACGCCAAGCCCAGATGGTGCGGAAGAGTTCGGAGGCAAGAGTCCGCTCGATTCTGCGGGAGCTAGACCAGTTGGGGATGTTGGCTCGGTTGGCTTCTTGGCAAATCAAGAACACGCTGGAGATGATGAGCATAATTTTGTTGGGGTTGAGAGTCGTGGAAAAACCACGGAACTCAATGCAACCAGTAGAGCGGAGTTTGGAGAAGTTGATGAGGGCGTACTTGCCGATGTTGATGTTGAGCGTTCCGTAATCTTTGGCTCGCTTGATTTCAGCGTCCAAGGTGCGGGAGGGGTGCAACGGACACCATTGGCTACGATCTCTACGCTCGGCATTTTGTCCGTACAAAACAGGGGAGAGCTTGAATCCGAGCCGAGCTACCTTCTCGCACCAGTTCAAGATTTGGGCAGGGGAGGACGAACCGCACGAAGTTCCAGCGTGAATCGTCACATGGATTCCACCTTGAGTCGAACCGCCCATCCGAATCGGACGCTTTGCTCCGATTGCCTTGAGGAAAGTGAGGAATTCGAGGATATGCTGGAGTCCTTGATCGCCCTTGAGGACAGGGGAGACAAACTCGCATTTTTTGAATCCGTCAGCCGTGCGAATCGAAGGGTCTTCATCCGCTTTCCAAGTTTCACCAGCGAAGCGGGGAGCTTGAACAACTTGGCCGTTGGAGAGAGTAACCTCGGTAACAGGGAGTCCGTTGCCGTGGTAGCCAATACGAATGGCGATGTTGGTGGGAATTTGAGTTTCGATCTCGATTCCGAAGGTCGTTTGGTTGTTTATCATGGGAGTGAGTATGCCCTTTCCAAACCCGCTTGGCAAGATTTATTTTCAATTATTTTCGAGAGCAAGACACACAATAGCTGTGTTTTACAGAGGAGGGTAAAAATAACCTTAAAATATTTATTTAAGGCAGAGGAAATTTACGATTTTTGACTGCTCTTCCAGCGTGGTATTGCTCATCCGAGTAACGAATGGAATTAGTTCTCTATCTTCCGCTATGTTTTTATACTTTGTATCTCTTCCCTTCAAGAAAGTTTCGGATTGATTTGAGCCTCTGGCTTTGTATCTTTTTTCTAGCATTTCTTTTGGTGCAGTTAAAATTAAGATTCTTAACTTCGTGTCTGGAAGAACGGATAGGAACTTCAAGAAAGACGGCGTGAAAAGCCTATCCCCCTCAAACAATATATTCCTCTTCACATAGTGTACAAAGTCCTGTGCAGTTGGCTGGACTGCCATACTTAACTTGTCCGTTCCAGAGAACAATTCGTTCGTCTGGTACTTTCCCAAAATAAAAAGGTCGAGCATTTGGCTATACATACAAGGGATGGATTTAATCAGTCTGTTTTTAGATGCTGGCGGTGCTGGCTCTAGCGTCTGCCACTCGCCGTGAATCTCGATAAACTTCCGCATAAGCGTGGTTTTGCCAGTAGCGGGAGAGCCACCTATTGCCGTTATTGTTCTCATCTTTCGTTTAGCCAATCCAGCCGATTGATTTGACCAGAGTTATCCTTGGATATAAATGAGTAGCCCCTCTTGTCGATACCTTTTTTGGAGACTAGCCTCTTGTCCAAGGTTTCATTCCTCGCCTGCCATAGAACTTTCCACTCGATTCCAGACCATCCATCGCCGTCTGCCTTGCTGATTTCTTCTGCCTGCCTGTCGAGATAGTATCCTAGATACCTTCCGTGATGGTTTCTGAACAACTTTTTGTATGAGCAGAGGCAAGTTTCCATCGAAAAAGGGTCTGCATGCTTGGCTACATCTGGAAATCTCTGCCTTGTTTCGAGTAGAATCTGATTGCTTTCTGATTCCAGCGAGTTGTATTCCATTGGCGTTAGCCTTGAATTGCACCTATCGTCCTGTCCCAACGCAAGAATAAGGCCATTTCTGTGCGATTTTGAGCCATCGTAGTCGTTTAGCATCAGTCCTGTGGGGTAAATATCCAAACTAGCCGTCTGCTTTAGGTGCTGTAGGTAAAACCAAGTCGAGTATCTGCCGAACTTATGCAGGCTATTCTTCACCCCATTCCAGAGGCTAGTAAAGGATTCGGATTCGTTTGATCCTAGAAAGCTAGTTATTCTCTCTCTCTGCGTCTTTGCACCTATGAACTTTTTATACGAAGCGAACATAGACGGCAAGTGCCCCTTGTTCCACTTGGTGTCTGTTTGGTATCTCAGTCTCTTGTAGTTCTTTTGATTCCACTCCTCTATTCTGGACTCCGTGGCAAGCTCGAAGTCTGGAAATTCATTCATCAGAACCCAAGCCGTGGGTAGGTTGTATGTGTTTCCGTACAGCCAGCACAGCCAAAGCCTCTGCTCGTCATTGTGTTCGTATCTTTTGTTGATGTAGTTCGTCATCCAAACGGCAGGGTCGCAATCCAAGAACCGCAAAGACCAAGCGTACCATCTTATGAATCCCTCTCGCCTATTCGCTTTCTCGTATAGGTTCATTTCTGGAAAAGTGCGTTGCGTAGCCAGAAGCTTCCAGCCTTGGCGATTGCGGTGTTTACTTCCTCTAGCTTCTTCTGACTGAACTTGTGTCCCTCTATGGTTTCTAATGCAAGTTTTTTGCACACCTTCGGGCTGGGAATTCCGATGATCGGATGCTTTACGCAAGCATCTCGATAGTCCTTCTGCTCTTGAACTGTCTGGAATATTCTTTGATCCGACCTCAGAGAGCCAGTTGGATCAACACCCCAGAACACAAGTCCGTTTCTAATGTGCCAAGTCAGCGATGACGGAGTGCAAGACAGCTTTAACCTTTTGCATTTTTTCTCCAAGCACGAATACCTTATGAACTCCCGCCACAGCAAAGACGCATACCCTTTCCCCTCGTTGCCCTGCGTAGTCACTATCTCGTATAGATTCACATACTCGTCTCGGTTGTATGTGCAGAAAATGACAGAAACTATCTTACCATCGACCTCAAGACCAAGCGGGGGATTCTTTTTGTAGTTCTCGAATCTCTTCCAAAGGCTGTGTGAGTTAGACAGGAACTTGGTATTATCACCAGATGGCGATGAATTTAGCGTGGAAACTACTGAATTCTCACTTAACAGCTTCATAGTTTATTTGTAGGTCAGTTGATATTGCACCAGAATCTTCCTCGGTTATGCAGAGGCTTTTGTCTGCCTTGTAATAGACATTTGGTTTGGCTCTTTCGATCTCCTCCGAGATGCCAGCCCTCTTGAGAATGTCTGCAGTTGAGGATACAAAGATGTTATTTTCCAAGCGACAAAAGTAAAGTGGCCTTTTTCCGTTGCGGTAGAACCTTATATGCCCCTCTGGGTATAGCTCACAGCAGGCTATCGAGGCATTTTCCCACTTTTTGAGAGGGTTTTTCCCATCGAGAATAGATTTTAGAAGAAGCTCTGTGTCGTTTCTTGTTTCGCAATCGTAGCCATATAATTGCTTCCAGCTTTCCGCAGGCTCTTGGGTGATAACTCCGTTGTGTGCCACGGATAGTGCGTCCGTGGATATGGGCTGGTTAAAGTTTAAGTCGCTTGTCGAATACCTACAATGCCCGATAAGTGCTAGGTTTTTGTTTTTGTCGAGGTAACTAGGAAAGTTTAGCTGAAAGTTGTCTGCTTTTTCTGGAGTTTTCTCCGTGAATACTTTTCCGTCTCTTGCATAGGAGATTCCAGTAGCGTGTAGCCCCCTTATTTGGGACTGATTAAATATGTTTCTTAAAAGTTGAAAGTCTGTAAAGCTAGGATTAACGCACAACGCACCTACTACAGAACACATCCTTACAGCTTAATAGGCTTGCCGTTATAGGAAAAGCTTTTTTCTTTAGCTATCTTTGCCTTAATTCTTTCTAGTACCGATGGCTTTTTCTTCATTTCTGCCACCTCCTGCTCGGTTAGGGTCTTATATTCGTCATCGTCCATTCGTTGTTCGATTTGATTGCTCATTTTACGATCTCTGCCTCGATTAGCGTGTGATAAACAAATTTATCTTCTCCTTTAAGAACTGATGCGACAGGAAGTTCCTTTCTGGTAACAGATGTAATTCTTAGCGGTGTTTCTGGACGAAGCAATACTTCTTTTTCCTTTAGAAATGAGGACGAAAAAGATGGCATCTTTACTCCGACTCCATCAGCATTTTTGACTTTAATTAAGACCTTAGAGCCGTAGTATTTTCTTCCCTCTGTTCTTCCCTGCATTGTTTTTTCATCCCAGTTGGAAAATTCTTCTGCGATTGTTTTGTCCAGAGAAAAAGAAGAGAATCCAAAGTCACTTATATTTTCACCTACCTTTGCAGTTTTGGCGAGCTTGTGTGCTTTGCTTTCGCTTAATGGCCTGTCTATATTTGTTTTAATTCCTCTCCATATTTCACTCTGTTTAATTTTAGGAGCTAAAACTAGTGCGGTTTCCATTAAAGCAGCCATTTGAAGAGCCTCTAGGTCTGGAGAATCTGATTTTCTACTCAAGTCTCCCATATCACGCAAGGATTTATTTACCTCTCTGTGTCCGTCTCCAGCATATTTGTGAAGGCTTTTTGCGATTTCAACTGCTTCTTCTTTGTCCACATTGTTTTCAGCAAATGATTTTGACCATCCTACTACATCCTGCTTGTATTCCTCGTCGTGTTCTCCGAGTGTATGCTCTCTTTTAGGTGGACCAATAACTTGCATAAATTCTAGTGCGTACCCTTGCTCTGTTGGATTTAGTTCTTTTTCGATAGCTTTGGCCTGCGTTAATTCTTCCTCAGAAATTCCCATTGGGGAAATTGGCATATTCTCGTCCTCATCGTAGATCGGCATTCCTTGTTCTGGCTCATTAGCCACAGCAGTACCTCCACCGCCTGTCCACTTTCCGCTTGAATCCCTATCTTGCGAGGGGTCATAGAATGAAATGATCTCAAATCTCTCCTTGCCCTCAATGGCTTCCTCAATCGAGACACGGAGAACATCTGCCAGATAGGATACGACATCGTCTATGGGCGGTTGATTAACTTGAAGCTTGATCGTCTGAACAAAAGCTTGCATCGGCTTTACTCCGATCTTTTCCCTAATCTTGTTAGATATTGCCCTTCCGACTCCCTTGCCACGATATTCCTTTGCCACTTGGTCGAACATTCCCCTCGTTGCAGAAGCTCCTGCAAGATAAGGAACAACTGCTGGATTTACTAGCCCACCAATAAGGATTTTATATCTGTCATTGTTTATGCCCCGAATCGCCCCGATTGCTCCTGCTCCGATAACACGAAGGGCATCGCCTGCTGTGTTTAGAAACTCCTTCCCCTCGCTACTTCCGAGCCACTTTTTAATCTCTGCCGTTTTTGTAGCTCCATACTTCCCTGCAATTTTCGCTCCACGGACTCCCTTGATGATTGTATTCACCCCATTTTTTACTGCCTCGCTTGCCACATCTGCCTTGGGATTTTGGGATTTTATTCTTTCGATAAACTTTCCTTCGGCTGATGCTCCGCTTCCAGCCCACTTCCCAGATTCGTCACGCTCTTGGCTTGGGTCGTAAAGAAGCGTTGCTCCTTGTTCCTTTAGTGATAATAGGTCGGCTTTTAGCTGTTCGAGATTTGTCTTATCCGTAATCGGACCACCCACAATCCAAGCATCGCAAGTCCGAAGCGAGGCACACTTAAAGTCGAATATCTCACAAAATCCAAGGTCGCCAGCCTGCTCGACTTCCTTGGCATCCATTCCTATGCCTTTTGTAATACAATCAATAAGTTTGCTTGTTTGATTGAAGCCAGCACAATTCCCGCATCGCATCGTCTTGGCTTCTTCCACAGACCCCTTGAAAATGTTTGCCTTCGTTTTCCAGTAGTCCTCATTCGGCTCTTTGGGATTGGCTGGACCATAGTGTGCTATATCAATAGCTTCCTGCCTGTTCGCTAGGTTCGCTTTAATGTCCTGCGTCTCAACTGGACATTCCCCCTCTTCGAGATTTGTTAGTTCGGATTCGTCAATAAGAATTGGAACAAAGATAGTTCCTTCTTCGAGATTTTTAACTGCGATAGGCTTTGGCTTTTCGCCTCCTTCAAAAATCCATTTTCTCACAGGCTTTGCGTCAAATATCATCATCTTTTTAATTGCAGATGGCAATACTTCTTTTTCAGATAGGAATACTTTATATGGGTCTTTGTCTCTTTTTTCCTCATACACACTTTTGAATCCAGATGCTACGACCTCAACAATTCCAAGAAGAACCTTCCCGCCTATTTTAGTTGCCTGCGGTGCTTTTAGGCATCCATATTCTAGTGCTAGTCTTTGATTATCTGTTGCGTAAACGCCTTTGCCGTGAACTCCATCTCTGGATGGCTTCAGCCCTGCTTCTCTAATTTTACCAAGAACATCGGCAGTTGTTCCGTGGTAAACAGTTGTTGTTCCGCTTAGACTTTCCTTGCCCTCTCCTCCGCTACCAGTCCACTTGCCAGAGCTGTCCCTAGCTTGGCTATCATCGTAAAACTCAATCTTTTTTGAGTTGTAAGAAAACTGGGTCACGGAGCTATTCTCCGTCACGAACTTTGTTAAGTTGCTCCACTATCTTTCTGGCTCTGGAGAACCCTGCATCCCCACCCCATCCGTGCCACGCCTGCCAGCCCTTGCCCTGCTCGTCCCAGCTTGAGCCCTTCTTATCCACTTCGTGCCGTGAGAAGAAAGCTAACATCCTGCGCCAAGTGCGGGGAGAGAGCTTCTTCTTTCCGATAATATCCCTAGCCCTTGCAAGACCAACTTGTGTCATTCCCCTGTCGCTAGCTGGCTTCTCCGCACGAACACGCAGGGCTGATTTCGCAGCATCAATCATTCCTTCTGATGGGGTCAGATCAATGTCTGCGAGCTTCTGCATTTCAATCGCATCCAAAATCATTTCTGCATCGCTTGTAGTAAAGTAAGGTGTGAGGTTTGTCCTTCTCGCTCTCGCTGGCACATCCTGTTCCCCCGCCACTTCTGATGCCGTTGGGTCAATTTTAGCTGTGGGAATTGTCGTTCCAACGCTCACCCCAGAGACAATCTGTGAAGCTTGTTCAACGCTAATCGTTGGGAAGGCAGAGGTGATAATGGCAACCGCACCATCTTTCGAGATCGCACCAACCGAGACAGCGTTCATTACATTGATCAGCGAGGATACCTGTGCCCCATTCAAGGAGGGAATATCGGTGACTACGCCTTGTGGCATCCCTTCTTGTGCTGGCATATCTGGCAGTTGCGTCTTCGCCAGTTCGGGCATCGGTGCTTGGGTTTTGAACGCATCTGAAATATTTTCCGTAGAAACTCCAAACTCTTTTGAAAGATCGTTGGCATATTTGACTTCGTAGGCTCTTTGACGCATGGCTTCTTCATAATCTTCTCCTTTTGCTCCGTAGATTTCAGACGCAGTACGAAGTCCAGCTTTGAACTCCGAGATGTTTGCCTGCGAATCACGACCTACATCAATCGTGCTGTCAGACGGATAAATCCATTTTCCAGTAGTAAAGTTAGCATTGGGTGGGATTTTCCCTCTCGAAATTCCGTCTGCGATAACAAGGTTCTTGATTTTGTCAAAAAAGCGAGCCTCAAAGATTCCCTGCCACCGCTTGAAGGTGCGAGAGGCAAGTGCCATCTCTAGGCGAACAGTCGGACCACCTAGCTTGGAAAGGTCGTAGCAGAATCCGAAAGGCAAGTTAAATGCAAGAGCAATCATATGAACAATCAAATCCACATAGCCTTGGAAGGCAGAAGATGGACGATTGCTCTCAAACATCTTCATCTCCGAGCCAGTAGGGATATAATTGATCTGACCCCTCTGCATATTCTCAATGTTCATCGTGTTGCCGTAGGAGTCTGTCTGTGCTTGGTTGAAATAGGATGCGGGATCGTCTGCTGATCCTGTGGCATTTGAGATTGTCATAATGCGGAAAGCAGCGTTTTTGACTGCCAGATTCTCAGCTTCCATCGTTTCGGCAAGGTCTTTGCAGTAGTTGATGACAGAGGCAAGATGGCTACGACCACGCACCTCATCCAAGCGAAGCGGGTCATAGATGAATAGGAAAGAGGATGCGGGTACTTCCTGCTCGTCCGTATAGAAGTTGCCCTGCGTCCTGCGGTAAACTTTATATGACTTTGTGCGTCCATGTTCGTCAAAGTTCACGCCACCGATATAGGACTGCGAAGATGTGGGATTATCAAACATTCCACCGATACGATCAGCTTCTACTGCTTGTAGTCGTAGGTCTGAATTGGGATCTACTTCATCTCCGATTGAGCTTTCCCTTGTAATAACAAAGCCAACATCTCCGTCACGAAGAACAGAGCGAAGTGCAAGGTGCGAAAGGGATTCAAAGTTCTGCCGTCCGAAGTAGTCACAACGCTTGCACCAGCTAGACCAGTAATCTTCATATGCCTGATCTACAACCCTATCGCCAGTTCTAGACATATAGCGGAAGTTGCCAAGTGCATACTGCGAAAATTTGAGAAGAATAGACCGAATAATCGGATTGTTATCTTCAAGCTCACGACCCGCACGAATCAGCTGAAGCCTCTCGTATGTGGAGTAATAGCTTTCACCACCAGACAATGGCCGAGATGGAAGTCTGTCACGGCTGGGATAAGCACCAGCGAAGCGAGTAAACTCCGTAAGCTTACACTTGTCGGCGAGTCTCTTTAGCCCAAACTTGGGATTTAGAGTGCTGATGGCTTTTTCGAGGAAGTTTAGCTGTGCCATAAATTATTTTCTATACCAAGTATCCGATGTTTTTTCGCTCCAAACTTCCGCAATTTCATTGATTGCATCTGCTAGGTTCTCAAAGTAGCCAGCGTTTTGGCTTACTGCTTTAGAGCTACTTTTAGATATTTGCCGTGAAATGGATTGAACTTTATCTGAAGCTCTGCCAAGAAGCTCATAAAACTTGTGAGGCTGATCTTGCCTTGCTTGATCAATAGCTTCCATTACGGATTCAACCCTATCCAGAGCATCGGATATTGCAGGCTCATCATCTTCTCCAGTAACATTCTTTAATGCTCTTTCATGGTGATCTTGAATAACTTTTATAACATCTGTTTTGTTGGTAAGGATTTGTTCTTGGGCATCTGTTACAAATGATGTTCCGCTTTTATTCGATCCGTATTCCCCCGCACCACCCGCCCACCTTCCAGACTCATCCCTAGCTTGGGTTGGGTCGTAAAAGTTAATAGCCTTATCAAGCATTCCGATAACCTCTTGAATTTCTTCCATTTTTTTCTTGCAACTTCCGCTTTCGTAAGGCTTCATACCAGCCACAGGCTCGTACCCCTCCCAGCATCTTCCCTCGTCTTTGCCCATTTCTTCCTTCGTGGCTTTCTTGCGGAGAAGGTCAATATTGTATCCAAGCTTCTGAATATACTGCATCGCATCGTCATAGTAGTGAGCAACGATGTTTGTGTCTGTGGTCGGAGGGATTTTGGTATTCACTTGGTAAGCCCGAGCGATGGCTTCCTTCGGCTCTTTGACTAGTTCATCGTGAACCCGATAATATTCCTTCACATCTTCCTCGCTGGATGGATGCTCTGCCCTTGTGATTTTATGAGATAAATCCATCAGTTGCTTGAAAAGACTGACGGCTTTGCTTGAAGAATCGAGCATTTCAATGGCTTTGTCGAGTAGGTTTAGAATATTCATAGTGTCTCCTTATCCCAATGTCAGCAGATATTTGAGCCTATTCAAGTCACCGACAATCTCATCTCTGATATTTAACAGATCGGTGTCTGTTGGCTTAATGCTTTTGGGAAATTCGCCCATAAGAAAATCAATGGTTTGGTTGGCTAGTGTAACACCGCTACCATCCACAAGATTGTTTAGGGTTATGTTGAAGTTTTCCGTGGCGTAGGCTCGTCCATACTTTCCGAAGTAAGTTTCGAGAAGTTTATCAATAGCCTCGTCCAGTATCTCGTAGATTTTCCCGAATGACTTGTGATGAGCGTAGCTTTTAGTCTGCCAATGATAGATTCGAAATTGGTTCTGCACATTTAAAAGCCGTGATACTATCACATCCCCATTGTTGCTTGGCACCGCATCTAGCTCGGTCTTGCGTTCCTCGACCTTTGAGATCAATTTGTCGATATATTTCATATTAAACGCTATTTATATCACCTTTTTAGATACGATTTCCGTTCGAATAGTCGGGGAATGTGCGGTTGATTCTAGTCCTCGGACCACCCAAACGATTGATCGCAGCTGTGCATTCCATCACGGTATTCTGAAGTTCTTGCAGATTTGCTCTCGTAAGTTGCCGACCACCAATACTATATGAAGCACCAGTTTTGAGGATAGCTTCGATTGCAGTCAGCGTATCCGTGCGAATCTGTGTAACAGTTGCCAGATCCAATCCATAATAAACCCCTTGTACGGCCATGCTATTTATATCCCTGTCAACTTATTCATTGGGTTCTTTCCAAATTTGCCCTTTTTTATCAAGATCACAAGACAAAAGCATAACCTTGTTGTAGAACCCATAGCCTATGCCTGTTTTCACCATAAAGAGGCTATATTTATCCCCTATGTGGTAAAGAATCCAAGATAAGAAAAGCCTCATACTTTCTCCAGTTCTATCTTATCCATCTGTTCAACCTTCTCTTCAGCCAGCCCATCCTGCGGAACTGGCATACATCCAGATAACATCGCACCCACAAGGTTCATACACTCGCAATCTCTCAAGTGATTGTCCTTCTTAACCCGATGCCAGATGAGTCTTGTTCGGCCAGTAAGAGGATTGTACTTGGGTCTTTTTACCTCTGCGTTCATATGGTTGTGCCAATCGTCGGGTGCATCGTCTGGGATTTCCCACTTGCCCATTTTGCCAGTACGAAGCATCTGCACCATATCTTTAATGGTTGGGTTTGACCAGCGGATAACAGGACACCTTGGCCTCGCAAGACCTTCTGATTGTGCGTTGCGATTTGTTCCAGACAAAGGATCGCCCCACTGCATCGAGGAATATGGTCGGTTTACTCGCATCTTACCGCTAGTATGGGCAAAAAGCGGAGCATCGCTACCGAGTAAACAAGTCCAGCCGTAGCGACAAGCCTGATAATAAACATCCCTCGTCTGATCTGCCGAATCCACAAACACCATTTTATCATCCACTTTCCAATCCAGTTGTGTTGCTCGCAGGGAATCCCAAGTCTCTAGCCTCCCACACCACTCCAAGCGGGACGAACCATCCAGCTTCCACGCACGAATTGTGACCCACATATGGAACCCGCCAGCCTCTTGAATATCGGCAGAGATGATTCTTCGCTGAGAGTCTTTCCATTGTTCCCCCATCCTGTACCCAGAGCCAGATACCCGCACAGGCTCTTCGTCATTCTGCTCCACCCAAGGCTGTCCGAGAACTGAATTAACAAAGTCTTGTAGCCCCATAATGCTTTTCTTGTCATTAATAAACTTTACAGCCAGCTTTCCGAATGTCTCCCAAGGGCTATACAAACCAGACAAGTGATAGGATTTGATGTTCGGTTCTGGGTTTGGATTGGCAGGCTTCCACTTTCCGAGCCGTAGCATCTTGGTTTTGTGTCCGTCTGTGATCTTTCCCTTGCAACTAGGACATTCGTAATACGCACTAGCCCGAACTCTCTCATTGTCCCACTCGCCATTTTCTCCCTTTGCTGTGGCATCCCACTTCACATTCGGCCAAGTAAGAACTTGGGTTTCCGCACAGAAGGGGCAGGGAACATGGAAGTATCTCTGATCTCCTCGTAAGAATGACTGCCAGATGTAGCCAAACTCCGTGGTGGGCGTGGAAGTCTGAACTGTTAGGGAAAGCGGATAGGTTCGGGTGCGAGCCTCTGCCAGTTGAATAGCTCCTGCTTCCTTTGAAGATGCCTCTGCAAATTTGTCCGTCTCGTCACAAATCAATAAGCCTACACTACGAGAGCTAAGATTAGCTGGCGAGTTACTGCCAAAAAACCAAAGCGACATTTTATCAAAATGTTGCTCCATCAGCTTGTACTTATCTGTGTTTGAAGGCTTGTGTCGTGAAAGCACAGGACAGTCATCGACCATCGGTAGCCAGCGATATTCCGAGAAAGACCTAGCCAGATTTTCGTTTGGCATTACCCACATCGCAGGCACAGGAGCCATATCCAGCTTGTAGGCTAAACCAGCGAGGATTGTAGTTGTTTTTGCCGTCTGTGCCCCCCAACAGAGAACCATCGTTCTCACCCTATCATCACGAAAGTCCTCCAGAGGCTCACGCACATAGGGAGTCAGAATTGTGGAATATGGTCCAGCACTCGAGGAAACACGCTCTGAAAGGTAAAGATTTTCTTCTGCCCACTCTCTGACTGATGGTGTTTTCTTTGGCGACCACATCCCATCCACGAATTGCTCTAGCTCTAGTTCGGTCATAGGGAAAGTATTGTCATGCTACTCATACTCTGCTTCTCACTTATAACTTTTACTTGATCCGAGTAAAGGATTTTCTCAGATTCCGTCTGACAAACCACCAGCCTAACAAATTTTAGGTAGTCAAATGCCCAATTTATTAGGGCGTCTTCCATTGGCATATTATTAAATACTATGTCTCTGGATGGTGATTGCCTCCACAAATACAAAACTCCCTCTCTGGTTACATCGTAGGTTCTGGGAACTTCTGGGGCTATGCCAATCCAAGTCCGTGTATGGTAGTTTCCTAGCTTCTGAATGACCTCAAACGAGGCTTGGGGCGTAGAACCGCAGACTGTGATCGGAAATCCGTTGCTGCTTAAAAACTTCTTATTCGTTAAAAGTCTGCTTGTGTTTGGGGAGAAGTAATAAATATGCGGGATAAGTCCGTTATAAAAAGAATTCGCAGCTACAAGTTGAGTTTCTTTTGAGTGTTTTCCGTTAGGCTCTCCACAGCCTATGACGGCAACTTCGCTCCTAAGAGTAGACTGGTTGTCCTGCTCCTCTGATTCGCTTTTTGACATTATCTAGTTCTTCCTTAGCAGTCCCGCACTTTAACATGTTCTCCCGATAGTAGAACACGCAACTGATTCTTTCGTGTGGGACACCCTCCTTGGGAACTAGAGGAGTGTTGCCGTGCCATTCGTGAACATCACATAAAATGACATCGCCAGTACGCATATCGCAAGCAACTCGATACTTTGGGAAAACAAGATAACAGCCAGCATATCCACCAGCGGAAAAGGCAGACATAACTCCGAAGCCCTCTGCCAAATCACCTTGGTCTTTGTGAACCGCAGTCTGCCAGTTCTTATTGACTGTGATGGTGGTAAAGACTGTATTGGGAATTACCCACTCTTGCGATGTGGAGTCACATTTTTCTTTCTGTGCTTTCCAGCGTTCGGGTACTTCTTTTTCAAAAACAGAGCTGATTGTTTGGATTAAGGGGATTGCCTTTGCGAATTTCTCTGGATTTGCGTTATTCCAAGAAGTTGTACGACAATAGGGGAATCTTGCGTTGCGATCCATAGATCCCATCACTCCCGACAAAACAGGGATTGCTACGCTTGTTTTGCTGATTGTGCCGTCAGCCAGCATCCTTTGTGCCCTCACACCGAAGCCTTTGTTGGTTTTCGCACTTTTGATCAGACCATACTGCTTTGCTTTCTCATCTGTGAGAATCCCGCCAGCCATTCCTCTGTTTTCGTTGGGGGTAGCAGCTGAGCGAACAGATTCGTATGATTTCTGGCATAGCTCGATAGGTAGTATGCCTTTGCGGAAACGCATCAGAAGTGTGCCGTCTGGCTTGTAAACCTCTGCATCCTCTTGGATGAGGTGGTCATAGCAGTTCTCAGGGAGATGTGTTCCCCCTAGTTTATCTACTTCCTCATCGGGCAGGCAAGTTTCCAGCTTGATAATCTTCATTAACCTACTTTACCTTGTCAAACCTTGGGTGCAAGGTCTTGAAACGCTTTTTCAACGCAGGCTTTGATTGTGTCCGTTGCCGTTTCTGCTTTCCAAGTGTCTCCGAGCTTTCTGACTTTTTCGAGGAATCCATCGTGTTCCTCGTTTGTAAGATAGATTGGAACCATTCGGATTGAAGATGCGGGAGGAATATACTCGCCAGCGTCAATATCCCCTCCTCCAGCTTGAGCTTGCTCTGCATCCAAAGCCAATGGACCATCGGGAATTGTAGCGGACATAAGGCTCTTAAGGTTTTCATCTGAGAAGCCTGTAAGCTGAAGATCGATCTGAGAAGTGTCAATATCTTCGAGCAAGTCTTTGAGAGCTTCCGTGTCGAACTCTCCAGCCATATTGTTAAGTGCGAGATTGGCTGCTTTTTCTTTTTCTTCAGAAAGGTCAACGAGCCAAACATCAATTTCTTCCCTTCCCATGGCTTGATAGATTTTGAATCTCTGGTGTCCTCCGATAATGGTATTTCCAGTTCGGACATTGACTGTGATTGGTTGCAGATCCCCAAGTTCGGAAAGACTCTTGGTGAGGCGACCAAGTGCCTCGTTGCTAATTTTTCGAGGATTGTATTCCGCACCCTTGATTTCATTTAGCTTGATCTTCCTAATGCACGGATAGCTAACTTCATTTTTCTTGCTCATCTTCTAGTTTTACCTCTTTTTCTTTCCTTTCGTCAAGCAATTTTGTTTCTCCGAACGAACCTTTTGTTTTGTGGATAACTGCTATAACCTTTTCAATTCCCTCCGTTATAACTTCCTTGGCAAGTTCGGGGTCTGTGGGGTTTGCTCTGCGACAAAGGCTGGATGGCAAGCCTTCCATAAGGTTGCGAATCGTGGTCATGTATCGGGACATAATGCTACGAGCCAGATCCGTGCCAATTACCGCACCAGTTGCTCTCTGCAAACTCTCTACTTTCATCTCTGCGTCCAGTCGGCCACGCAAAGCCTCCCTGTGTGCCTTAACCAAGTTAGGTAGCCTAGCGTGATCTCTGTTTGCCTGTGCTTGGTGAAGCAGGGCATAAGCAACTTTTTCGCTTTGCTTGGATCTAGCCAGACAACCATATATATCGTCCCTTAATAAATCGCTCCCAGACGAACCCCCCGCCTCCGCTTCACTATCTTCCAACAAAACCCCCGCTGGCGGGGCTATAAAGCCCTTAGGAGGCCTTTCACGATTGGCCTCACGCCATTCCGTAGCACCTTCGATTGTCTCTTGTGGCATGCCTTTTTGCTTAAGTTTGCTCACATAGCTGATGGAAGTGCCCCACGCTTGCGCAATTTCAGTTAAACTTACCATTTCCAAGAAGTTTTATGTCAAAAATGCTGAAGGTCAAACAAATTCAGCAGTAAAACCCGCTTTGCATTTCTCCTTAATGTTTTTAGACGACAAAGTCTAGGAAAAGGGTCGGGGCTTCGCCAACC